GGGATGGCCTTTCGACCATCCAGACCAGTTGGTACCGGCTAGGAACGGGGAAGAACTCCCCAACCGATATGATAATCCAACTGGCCCTCACCCCTCTGAAGTTAGAAGGGTGAACTCCACCTTAGTTTCATGCCGACGACTAAGGGACGTCCTGAATAACTTAAGTGGCCATCCTCCTCGTGAGAAGCGAGAAGGCACTTAAGTAGGGCACCAACTTCTGACGCCTCATTTCGAGGTATCACCGATCGGAGCACGTAGCCTTTTCGCAAAGGCCGGTGCATCTCATCCCATCGGACAGTTGCCCCTCCCATGAGGGAGGCGGCATTACTGCTTTGGAACGCGGTTCGTATCGACGGATCGTCGAGTACAGATTCGCGTCCGAGCAACTGTGAAGTGGGCTTGACAACAGGATAGTGGCCAAAAAGAGCCCTATTAAACAAGTTGTCAAGAAAACTGCAAGTTTTCCACAGACCGCGCCAGTATAACTGGTTACGGAACGCAATAAGACTTGCAATTGTCCCAGCATCAGTTTGGCCCGGCGATGGCACCAACCGGCGACACCGAATAATTGTAACATCGGTACCTCCGTAGTAGTCTCCGCCGCAAGATTCTCTGAACAAGCCTGTCCAGAAACTCTTGTTGACATTTGTCTTCCACCCTAAACGGGCAAAGACGTCAAGGACAAATGGAACACAGTCCTTGGGGACAATAATATCATCTCCAAAGACACGCACCGAACCTCGGTAGGACTTTATGTCCTCCTTGGTTAGGCGATGCTGATGACCTTCTGCTATGAGCTTACGCTCAATTCCAACGAAAACCGCGGCAAGAAATGCCATGGCCTCAATTGGAAAGCAAAGGGCCGAACCCATCGATGCGAACTTGTTGAGTTTAACCACGGTTTTAACACCAGTGGTTGGATCAACAATTTCTGCAAGCTGAGACCTCGTGGCACTGATAGCCTTCCTGAAGATAGGATGGTTACCAGCCAAAGCGAGAGCTTGCAATAAAGACACACGATCACTGGCTTCGCTCATATCGAGCGTCGCCAGATGACCACCAGGTAGACTGCCTTGTTGCGCCATACGTTGATTCGGCGTCTGATCAGTAAAACCGATCATAGAGCCGACGTATGACTCCTCCAAAAGAGGAACCAAGGTAGTCTGGATTGCCTGTTGAACCCACTGCAAAGCGGTGGGCTCGGCGGCTATAATCCTGGGTGTCTTTAGCGTCTTAGGAACCATGAGAACCCTACTGGGCGTCTCTTGATCCCTAGGGGCGAAGTTGACACGATCAATCCGGGCATAATACCGCGGATTGGGGATTCCGAATTCAGCATAGCTGAACTCTTCCTCCAGACGCAGGGGCCAATAAACCAGATCGTACTTTCTGTTTCCAGACAGACGATCGGCAGTAGCCCCTGGACCGTGTTTTGGTTTGATATTGCCCTCCAGGATGGATTGCTCCACCGAAGATAAGACACCACCAAACAAAAGAGAGGAACACCTAGCCAGGTCCAAAAGGACCGTGTCAGGATCTTCATCCCATCTCCCAACTTCGCAATCGATATCAATGAATGATCTAAATGCCTTGAACTTTCGTGCGGTTGAGCACTCCAGCTCTAACTTACCGAAAACACCAGATAACTGGCGAACGGCAAACACGGCATCTATGATTTCATCACTGAGATCATGCAGCATGCCATTTTCATCGAAGATGATCCGAAGGAAACCTCCTAGAAACAGGGGGCGGCCTGCACTATCGCATTTAAAACGCGCGAAAGTGACGTCGGAAACCGAACCTAGGTCAAGAGCCTTTTCAAAGGCCTTGCCAAAGTCTGGCAAAGTTATCGTCAGAAACGATAACCCTTCATCTTCAACACGTCTAAGGACAGTCTCAACGTCCTTAGAGGCGCTTGTGTGACATACGCTCGCGAGTTCATTTGCGAGCACACGCCAGAGGGTTAATTGGCTTTTCATCGTACCTACTTCCGTAGGGAAACGAGTCCAAGTCTAACTAAATCCTCAAATCAGTTGGAAGGAACCAGAATCAGTTCTCTCCACCCAGGAGCTGAGTAACACGAGCTCCAGTAGAAGCAGTCAGGTAGGCAACAAGGCCGTCCACAACCTGCTTCTGCTCTGCGACGGAATACCCCACAGTGGGGACATCCACGACCAGATAGGAAGACATCGACACTGGGATCGACTGACCCGCCATAAGCGGATCAGTAGCGATCTTGCTGTCGTCCAGACGGATCATATGACGCACGCGCTTCCCGTACTGATGGGAAACACTAAGTGCGTCAAGACCATCTGAAGTCTTGAACTGACCAGAGTTCACGCCCGAAGAAACACGGGCAAGACTCTTAGCGATACTATTGATAGTAACGCTCTGGGGATCGGCGAATGCCATGTTAGAACCTCTTGTTGTGTAGGACGGTAAACCGTCATGGTTGAAAAACCGTGATGGTGAGCCTCTTAAAAGAGGGGACATCACAGCCATTAGAGAAGAGAGTAACCTACTCTCTTCCTCCTCTATCGCATATGGGTAATCCCCAATGCAACGAGGATGGCCGACTGCGTTGCTGATAGCGCAGCAGTGGCGTTGAATCCTGAGTACGGAGAAGCCTTTAGTCGCCGAAAATGATGCGACGTATAGGTTGACCCCGCTGCAGTCCGTGAGGACGTAGGCGGGCACGCACACACGACTTTGTAATTCCGTCGTGACATTACGTATCCGTACTTCAGCACCAGACTATCTTTTTCGAAGTTAGAGACATTAGAAATAATGTCCCCGGCATTCGAAAACCAGTCTGCTGCCCAGCTCCACGGAGCGAGGTTCCAAAGAACCTCTGGAGTAAGCTCGACACCAAATAATTTGTCGGCCTCAGCTGCGAATCGCTTGGCTTTTGCGACCGCACTATCTCCAACCGGTACCCAGTAGGTGAAAGCACCTTTAAACCAGGTATCGTACTCCTCACGGGACCATTTAGTCCCGTTCTGGTTCCCCAATGTGACTCCGGTTACGGTCTTGGTGCCATAGGCACCCGTCTCGTAACCATTGCGTGTATTGGAGGGGAAATGATAGCCCACCCGAGTGACCTTCCCAGATCCTGCCCTGAAATCGGACAGAATCTTGTGATGATTTTTAACCGCATATGCAAAACTGCGGATATCACCAACAAGGGGAAGCCACCCAAACTCATAGTTCAAGAACTCGTTTGACGCACCTTTATGAGCTTTCGCTCGGTCGCGCCATAGAGTAGAACCGAATAAGTGAGGAAGTCCGTCCTTAAAACCTTCTCCCAGCGCAGTTGAAAGCTGAGAGACTGGACGAACCGGGTTAGTACGAGCTATCGCAGTAGTACCCAAGGCCTTTAACACAGTATCCGTCGGATTTGATGACGGGCTGATCGTTGCAGAATTACTTGGGTTGGCCATGAGAACATTAGTACCCATACGTGTGCCTGTGGTAATAGTACCCAGGTCGTATGAAGTGCCGGTCCGCAAAATTGTACACGGACCGCCAGTGTCGGACTTTCCCAAAAGGGAAAGATCATGTCCTTCACTGGTAACTGTCTCAGTAACACCGGCCGTGAGAGCTTGGATAACTGTACCACTATTAACATCAGTGGCCATCTGTTGTCCAACGACACGCGACTTTGTAGTCGTAACTGTCATCGCTCTCAACTACCTTTCCCAAACTGTATGGATCCAAGCGTCGGGTGGCTAGCCTTAAGGGGCTA